TTGATCGATCCATGCCTTAGGCTGGAACGCCGATCTAGCCTTAACTTCCATGTCGAACGGGACATGTGTTATATCTTTTCCAGCCCCTCGACCGATATCCGCATGTGGCCACCAAGTCGATAGGTACTTGGCGACTACACGTTCAGTCGAGAATCCTCTATATTTACGGCTTTGTGAGGCCATTGACCGCGTGACACTTTCTGCATGACCACGCCTTATTAGTAAGATTGACTTTGATCTCTGAGACAGGAATCGAGTCATTACATAAACAACACCGAGTCATAAATGTAAATTCTTCTAAAATTGCCTGGACTTCTTTAGATCGTTGAATCTCCTCATCTGTTGGGAATGACTCCCACTCATCATCTTGATTCTTAAACTGTAAGCGTCCCATTAGACTCTCGCCTTCTGTCGTTGCCATGCCCCGGTCTCTTTGTTGATCTCATACCAAATGACATCTTCACCCTTAGGGCATCGTGTCAGCTCGCCTGTGACCCATGCAGAACACTTAAAATGCCCCCATGCTTTACCTGCGCCCGATTGACCAGTTTTCCAAATCATGTCTCCATGAGGACATCTCGGAATATCCTTCTCGGTTTGGCCTCCAATAATCTCTTTCACCATCGATACAGCTTCCCCCATTGTGGGCGGCATAGTCGCTGGTTTGATAGTCCATGGATCGTCCTCCTTTACTACGGGAATGTATTCGCCCGATGTCTGCGCCATCTTGGCTTTTGTTTCATCTATAAGTGCCACAGTCTTTTGCGCCGCACCCACTTTCGCCATCTCTTCTCGTGACGCACGCTTTCCCTTTGTCGCATATCCGGCGTTAGCAAGCGCTCGACCGATAGCACTAGTTTCACAATTCTCCAGCGCACTTGTCGCATTGACTCCGCGCCCTTGGATGGTCTCTTCTGCCAGTCCAGTAGTCCAAGGCCTGTTATCCGCCTCTGTACGAAATATAGAAGCCTCAACAATAAAACGACCAGCGGACTGATCAAGTAACTTTGTATGAATTTGGCCATCGGGATGATCCTTCCAAAACTTAATAAGTCTTTCTTCTACTGTCTCATAATCTTCTAGGTTAAACATAAAGCTCGTTCTCCTCTGTGTGTAGTTGTCCTGCTATTGCAAGATAGGCTGCAGCGTCGATGTATGTATCGACTTTCGCAGACTCCATGCTTCGTGCGAGCTTGACCAATGCCATGCATGATGCCACTTGATAGTCAGTAATAGGCATTTGGAGGAATGCTGACCAAAGACATGCTGTTCGGGACATATTGTCCGACGGGTGTCCGTAGTCCATTCCACGATCTTGAATTGTTGCCTTTGCTTCGTTGAGGAAATCACTTGCTTTCACACTTTAACCCTTTCCTTAGATGCGTAGTACTCTCTCACAGCTTTGCGACCCTTGAGATAACCAACGCGAATGCCGACCATTCGGCCTAAGTGGAACCATAATGCAGATATGGCGATTATTGCCACTAGATCCTGTAATGCTGAATCGAACATGATTGCCCTTTCTTATCGACGCCCTTCGCCGATGAGATAAGGATGACAGATGTCTAGGCTAGGTCAAGGATATTTTGATAACGAAATGGTAACGATTCTGCAACGTCAATGTGGTCATCGATCGACCGCGCTAGGTCGTTATCTAGGTCGTCCATAGCGCTTACCTGAGACCACAAATGTCCCATCCTTTTCGATGTAGATCAGATCGACTTGCACATTCTTTCCGTCTACATACATGATGGCAAAGGCCTGTTGCCAATTAGCCGATCCCTTTGTGTATGAGGCCTTGCTAAAGTCCATAAGGTTTCCCACTTCTACGCCATGCAGGATACGGCCTATACGGCCTCCTGAGGCCTCTGAGAACGACGAACGCCCTGCCCTGTGAGTATGACCCGAGATGACGCTCTTGCCGTGTCTACGGGCCGCCTCAAGGGCTGAGAGACCCCCTTGAGATTTAATAGGGGTATGATCCCCATGAACTGCAATCCAGTTAGGCGCGATGTTATAGGGCTTCTTATGAAAGGTGATCCCGAGCTCATCAAATCTCATAAACTTCTCGAAGCGTAATTCAGGCAAAGATAGGAATGAGGGAATCTTCCTCATGATCTGATTGTAAAGGCGGTCTGTGTGATTAGACCTTATGGTTTGGGAAACCTGTAAGTCGTAAAGGACTTGAACAGCTTCATCGCGATCATCTCCAAGAGTCTGCTCATAGGCCTCGGGCGTCCCTTCCGACCATTTGCTGATCGTGTTAAAGTCAATCTCGTCGCCGATGGTTACTACCTCATGCGGCTTGAACTTACTGATAAAGCTGGCTAGATTCTTAACTGCGTGTCGATCGTGGAAGGGAACCTGTAGGTCGCTCACTATGACAATGCGCTTCATTAATCCTCGTCGTCGTCCTCGTAGGGTATGCGATCCACTCGGTCGGGGATCGATGGCAAGATCCAATCAGGATAAGAGTCTCGATCAAGGAGAAGCCAAAAGGCCATATCTTCGCTAAAGCCTGCCTTTTTCAATGACTTAAAGTACTCATTCAGAGCAATGCAATAAGCATCTAATGCGTTGTATGTATCGAGATCAATAACTCTTTTTCTTGCCATAGCAAAAATTATCGCTCTAAGAGTATGTTATAGATCTCATCGACACGCGAGTTGAGTCGCTTAATCTCAGACAGTAGATGCGTGATGACGTAACCTGCAAGTCCACCGATCACGGCAAGGCTGGCAAAGTAAAGGGTGAAGAAGTTTTCCTGTGTCACTTTTTATTTACGCCAAAGGATGCGTCATTTGGATTAAGCCAGCGAAGAATGACAGGTGCTAGTGCTGCGCCTCCGGCCATTGCTAATGTCTTAGGATCAGTTACCCCTGCCATGTATAGCGCTAATGCAGCTGCTAAGAATGATCGAGCCCATGATGCTGCGAGTGACTTTGCTTGTTCCATTATTTGCCTCCTAGTAACGGGATATTAAAGAAAGAGCCGTCCGTATCACCTTGCTTAGTGAAAGAAACGTGGCAATGCGCCCGATGCGGATTGCTTCCCGAATACTTTCGCCAGCGCCAGCCCATGCGAGACGATGCAATTCGTCCGTCGAAGATGATGTAGGCAATGCGCTTCTCGCCTGCCTTTGCCGCGAGTCGAAGCTGATCTGCAATATCGGGCATGAGGTCGGGTTTGCCTGACTTATGAACATCTCGATCGACATCGATGGCTCTAACCACCCCTGTCTTTGGATCAGGATTGTGGTCAGAAGGACGCGCTGAATGACGGAGATCGCCGATCCAGCCATCGGAACGCCGATCACGATCTGCGAAGGTGTCATCAAATTGCTCCCGTAATTGTTGCCCAGCTTTACAGAGTATTGGCTTCATTTGATCCACCCATCGGTTTGTCAGTAAAAATAGGCTGTTCGCTTAGCGTTAGACCTTTCGCGTATTCATCCTCGACTACAGCTCGAAAGTCATTATCTGTGACCTTGATGACCGATGTGTAATCAACGCTAAAAGGCTCGCCTATTACGTTTCCTTCGCTATCGATTGAAGGCAATGGATAATCTAAAGCGATCTTTAGTGCCTCATGCCATGAGTCAAATGATTCAATAGAGTCGAATGTGTACCATTTATCCATTAGAGACCCCACTTGGCATTAAGATAGTTTCGATTAGTGGTTACGTCTGTGCCTGATAAAGTCGTGTTATATATGAGAATCTCACCAAAATCAAAAGCGGCGAAGCGGCCGCCGGGATTGGATTGAGTAGCGATGTTTGTCGTGATGTAAGAGGGTGCCGTACCTACAGTTTGATTAGTAGACTCTTGAGTGCCGTTTCTAAATACCTTAAAAACGCTTCCATCCGAAATAAACTCCATAAGGTAAGACGTATTGTTTGTATAAGTATTGGTGTTGTCGTACTGTGTCCATCCGCTCCGTGTGCGAAATGGATACGCCGCGCCTTGACCGCTCGGATTTACATAATGTAAAGCGCCGTCATCTGCGTCAGGAGAAGTTGCGGTGCTAAATG